TGATTGAAAAATTACCCATAATTTCTTGTTTTTTATTCGATTAAATATCCGTTTTCTGTAATAAGTTCACTTCATTTGCGTTCAGGCTCTCAGGCTTAATGATAGCCTTTTTTCTTCGGGTTGCTCCGGGTTCTGAGCCAATAGGGTTTCCGTTGCCAGTGCTTCCGGGGATGCAGCCGTTCTTTGTACGGTGGGAACGGTTCTCGTTTAATAGATTCTCGGATGCATTCTACTTTGTATTTAAGAAGTTCAGATGCTTGTTCTGTCAGTTCCTTTAAAGCCTCCTTTGTTATTTGTTTAACGCCAATCGTTTCAATCCTGATAATTAGCTGTTCAATCTGCTTTTCGGTCATTCCGAACACGATTTGAAGATTGTTCAAAGCTGTTTTCAGTTCATTTAATCGTTCTTGTAAACGGTAAAGTGGATTTTTACAGTCCATAAGTCAGCCCTCCTTTTCGTAAGCCCATCCGAGAAGACGGTCAAAGGGAAGCCCTATGCGATGATGTGTGTCTTTTTTTGAAAGACAGAAATCCCCGTCATCGTCAACCTCTCCGTCCGTGCATCCTCTGTAAATTTGCCCGTTATTGAAGACGAATAATGCCGTGCGGTTGCTGTCAATGCTGCCGATGTCTTCCGGGTCTCTCAATGTATAACGCTGACCGTTTGAAAG